CTTGACTAGCCACCAACCTTTTTGATATAATACTACAATATGAAAGAATTCCTCTGGGTCGAAAAGTACCGCCCACAAATCATTGAAGACATCATTCTTCCCGCCGATATCCTGAACACCTTCAAGGGGTTTGTTAGTTCAGGTGAACTTCCGAATATGCTCTTCTCTGGGACTGCTGGTCTTGGGAAGACTACTGTCGCCAAGGCACTCTGTAATGAGTTGAACCTTGATTACCTTCTGGTGAACTGCTCTGAAGAGAGTGGTATTGATACGCTCCGCAACAAGATCAAATCATTCGCTTCAAGTATGTCCTTGTCTGGTGGTTATCGTGTCGTGATTCTGGATGAAGCAGATTACCTGAATGCAAACTCGACTCAGCCAGCACTCCGAGCATTCATTGAAGAGTTTAGTGCAAATTGTCGATTCATCCTGACTTGCAATTTCAAAAACAGAATCATTGAACCACTACACTCCCGGTGTTCTGGTTTCAATTTCAATTTCAAAAAAAGTGAATTGCAAAAACTATGCGCTGCCTTCATGCATCGTCTTGAAGACATCCTCAAGAACGAGGGAGTGAAGTATAACACCAAGTTACTTGTGGAGTTGATTATGAAACACGCCCCGGACTGGCGTCGTGTCTTGAATGAGTGTCAACGTCACAGCACATCTGGTGAACTGACCTCTGATGTTCTCCTGAGTGTCTCGGATGAAAGCATTCAGAAGATTATGAGTATGCTACGAGACAAGGACTTTGGTGGTGCTCGTAAGTGGGTTGCCTCTAATAGTGACCTTGATGGGACAGTTACCTTTCGCGGCATCTATGATACAATGTATGAGTATATGACACCCACCAGCATTCCTGAAGCAGTTCTAATCCTTGCCAAGTATGGTTACCAGTCTGCCTTTGTTGCAGACAAGGAAATCAATCTGATGGCATGTCTGACTGAATTGATGACAAAGGTGAAGTGGAAATGAATCCATTTGATTTTGTAAACAGCATCAACTCAGCAAGCAAGAAGAGCCTCTTCGATGGCTTCAATGCGCTTGAAGATGAACTTGATCCTGACTCGCCATCAAAGTCTTACTCATCCTTTTTGGTAAACCGTTCTCTTTCGAACTTCATGGATACTGTTTTCTTTGCCAATGAGATGAACCAACATCATCACTTGCCACCGAAGATGCAGTATGACTTTTTGAAGAATGCAATCAAGCCCCGAAAGAGGTTTTCAAAGTTTGCCAAAGGTATTGCTGATGACAATACCGTGAAGTGTTTCATGAAGCGATATGGTTACTCTGCTGTAAAAGCAAGAGATGCAATTTCACTTCTTACCAAGGAACAAATTGAATACGTTGTTCGTGCCATGACTCCTCAAGGAAGTAAAAAGTATAAATAGAAATACATGGTGAATAACGACGAAGAAATTATGAAATGGACTCCAGCCGATATGCTGGAAGTATCGCTTGGTGACCCTGATGACTTTCTCAAGATACGAGAGACACTTACTCGTATTGGGGTTGCCTCAAGGAAAGAAGAAAACACTCTGTATCAGAGTTGTCATATTCTTCACAAACAAGGGAGATACTTCATTGTGCATTTCAAGGAACTGTTTATGCTCGATGGCAAACCATCCAACTTCACGAAGGATGACTTTGCTCGTCGTAACACCATTGCTGTATTGCTTTCTGATTGGGGTCTGCTTGAAATCAAAGAGAGACCAACAGAGACAACTACATTGAGACAGATTAAGATCATTCCTCACCGAGATAAGAAGGTGTGGAATCTACAAGCCAAATACACAATTGGCAATGTAAAGAAAAGCTAAATAAATTTGCTGCCCGAATGGGAGCGAACTTCTGATGCCCAATGATGGGGTCAGTCGTAATACAATAACCTTGTCGAAAGAAAGGTAAACAAATGACCGTATCTAAGTATTCATCGTATCCGTCTAACTGGATTGGTTTTGAAGAACTCTTCAATTCACTCTCCTACTCTCAGTCCAGAGACGAATCCACTTCATTCCCTCCATATAACGTCATAAATATTGATGACGACAATTCTGCCATTGAATTGGCAGTTGCTGGTTTCGGACCAGAGGATTTGGATGTTGAGTGGAAAGACAATACACTGACCATTACTGGTGATAAGAAAGAGAAGGATGATCGCAAATATCAAACGAAAGGCATTGCTGCACGTAAGTTCACTAAGTGCTTTCGTTTGGGTGAGCACATTACTCCTACTGGTTCTTATTACAAGAATGGTATTGTTGGTGTTGAGCTTCAGCGTATCGTTCCTGAAGCCGAAAAGCCGAAGAAGTTGAACATTCGTTCTTAATTGAAATTCAAAACGAGAGGGGGAGACTGTAGTTGACGGTCTCCCCCTTTTTGTGCTATAATAGTTGAATATGATAGGATTTTACACTTCAGTTGTGAAGAATGCAAACACCATTCTTTATCGTGGATATGACAACCAAGGTAAGCGAATCAAGGAGCGCGTCAAATACAAACCGACACTTTACACTGAATCCAAAAATGCAAATTCAATTTGGAAATCACTGGACGGGACTCCAGTAGAGGGTGTTCCGTTTTCCAACATGCGCGATGCCGAAAGCTTTCTGAAGACATACAAGGACGTTCCCGGTTACACGATTCATGGTTCTGACCGTTTTGTATCTTCATTCATTCAGTCTCGCTTTCCCGGTAAGATTGAATTTGAACCTCGTAATGTGGATGTTGCCTATGTTGACATTGAGACTGCTTATGACAATGGGTTTCCACATCCAAACATTGCAGACCAAGAGATTCTTACAATTGCCTTCAAGTCCAGTCGGGAAAGCATCTATCGTGTCTGGTCATTTGGAAAGAGTTACGATCCATCTGTCACCACCACTGGATTGAAGATTGAGTATTACGAGTATCGTAATGAGATTGAGATGTTACAGGCATTCCTGTCTTGGTGGGAAGATGAAGACCATATCCCTGATGTTATTAGTGGGTGGAACACTCGATTCTTTGACATCCCTTACATTGTAAATCGCATCAAGAGAGTCCTTGGTGAGAAGGAAGCGAATCGTCTATCACCTTGGAAGAATGTCTATGGGCAGGAGGTTGAGATGATGGGTAGAAAGCAACAGGTGTTTGACATCAAGGGTATCGAAAGTCTTGACTACCTAGACCTGTTCAAGAAGTTTGGTTACAAGTATGGCAATCAAGAATCATACAAGCTTGACCACATTGCCAATGTTGTGCTTGGGACAAAGAAGGTAGACTACACTGACTTGGGTTCACTCAAGAAACTCTATGAGCAAGACTTTCAGCGTTTCGTTGACTACAACATCGTGGACGTTGAATTGATTGAGAAGATGGAAGACAAGGTTGGTCTTATCAATCTGGTTCTGACAATGGCATACCTTGGGGGCGTAAACTATAGCGACACACTTGGGACCGTGGGTATCTGGGACTCTATCATCTTTCGTCGTCTTGCTCAGAAAAAGATTGCAGTTCCCCCAAGCAAGAAGCATCACCGGACGGGATTCACAGGTGGGTATGTCAAGGAACCTCATGTTGGTCTTCATGATTGGGTGATGTCCTTTGACTTGAACTCTCTGTATCCCAACATCATCATTCAATGCAATATGTCACCAGAGACTTTGATACCGCATACTCGTATCGATGGATTGAATCCTGACAAGGTGCTTGAGGCAGATAGTTGCCTTACTGAAGATGATGTTTCTGTTGCTGCAAATGGTTCATGTTATCGTAAGGACAAGCAGGGTATCATTCCTGAGATCATTCAGGAGTTGTATGACAAGCGTGTCATGATAAAACAGCAAATGCTCAAGGCACAACAACGCATGGAGCGAGATGGTTCTAGCGCATCGATTGAAAGAGAGATTGCTCGTTGCGAGACTGAGCAGATGGCAGTGAAGATTCTACTCAACTCCTTGTATGGTGCAATGGGCAATATATGGTTTCGATACTTTGACTTGCGTATTGCTGAAGGCGTGACTCTGACAGGTCAGTCTGTGATTCGGTATGCAGAGAAAGAACTGAATGCATACCTTAACAAAGCACTTGGTGAGGACAAAGACCGAGTGGTTGCGATTGACACTGACTCTGTTTATGTGAATGTCAACGATGTTATTCAAAAAGCAAAACCAAAAGACCCCGTTGCCTTCCTTGATGAATTTGGTTCAACTGCAATCGAGCCTGTTCTGAAAAAAGCATTTGAACGTTTTGCAGATACCATGAACTCATACAAGAATCGTATGGTCATGGCGCGGGAAGTGATTGCTGACCGTGGTATCTGGACTGCCAAGAAGAGATACATCCTGAATGTTCACAACAGTGAGGGTGTTCAGTATGCAAAACCAAAACTGAAGATCATGGGCATCGAGGCAGTCAAGTCTTCAACACCTCAAGTCTGCCGAGAAGCGATGAAGGAGATGTTCAAGATTATCCTGACCACTGATGAGAAGACAACTCAGGAAGCGATTGCTAAATTCAAAAAGAAGTTTCTTAAACTTACACCAGAGCAGATTTCGTTTCCCCGTGGAGTTTCTGACATCAGGTCTTTTGCTGACCGGGATACTATCTACACTAAGGGAACTCCAATGCATGTTCGTGGTTGTCTGCTATACAACCACCATCTCACAAAGAGTGGTCTACAGACAAACTACGAACTGATTCAGAGCGGCGACAAGATTCGGTTTGTGCATCTTCATATTCCCAATCCGATTCGTGAAAATGTCATTGCGTTTCCAACCAAGTTGCCGAATGAACTTGGTCTTTCGAAATACATAAACTATGACCTTCAGTTTGAAAAGACGTTCCTCGATCCACTGAAGTTCATTCTGGATGCCATTGATTGGAAACCAGAAGCAGTCATGACACTTGAAGACTTCTTTGTGTAATGCTATAATAGTTGAAATGACTTCACTCACACTGTTTCAAAGCGTCTTTGACAACAAGACTCATCGTTCAATGAAGTTCTCTTCATTCGATGGCATGGAGAAGTTGTTGTATGACCTGAGTAAGCAACCGGGATACAAACCAAAGAAGAGTGAAAGAAAACTTGGTTCACCTTTGATATCTCCCTCTTCATACAAACCCGGAACCACTAGGGCAAACAACAATGTGGTTTCATGGAATGGATGGGCAGCACTTGATGTTGATGATTATGAAGGTTCCTTTGAGAATGCACTGGAAGTCTTTCGTAATTACTACTATGTGTGTTACTCTACTGCATCGTCAACCAAGGAGCACCCAAAGTTTCGTGTGGTGCTTCCCTTCAATGGTTCAGTGAGTGCTGACAAGATTCGTCACTTCTGGTATGCCATGAATACTGAATTTGAAACACTTGGTGACAAGCAAACCA